GCAGTACCGGTTAGCGTCATGGTGTAACCGGAGCCCTCATCAGAGTTAAGAACTATCTGATTGCTGTCTGCGGTTAAACTCAATGACGTACCGGTAGCTACGCCAATGTTTGGCGTAGTCAGAGAGGGAGAAGTTGCAAATACCAGCGCACCGGAACCAGTTTCATCACTAATAACACCAGCCAACTGAGCTGATGTAGTGGCGGCAAAAACAGAAAGATTGTTTCCAATTGTCGCAACCTTAGACCCATTAGATTTTACGACCCCAGAACCCTTTGATACTAAGAGCAGATCAATATTTGTATCATCACCAATAGCTGACAGGCTGGGGCTATTCCCAATAGCAGTATTTGAAATTTGTAAATTGTTAATTGCTGATGCGGTAACGCTGAAACTTAGCAATTCATTAGCACTGTTATCTTTGATATAACCGTTGTTTGCATAAGCTAATGACGCCTGAACATTTGCAAATGTTATTTTTTTAGTTGCTGCGCTACCCGACGGATCATCAACCAAAACCATCAAATCATCGGCGGTAAGAGCTGTTGCTGCAGTTAAATCACTTATTTTAGTATTAGCCATAGAGATTATTCAAGTAATAGGGCGTCCCCTGTTTCCATTAATAAATAGGACGAGGAATCTTCTAGTAAAAGAATGCTGGCAACAACTGCGCCTGCCTTATACAGGAAACCTGATCCTAGTCCTTTACCCAGAAAAGTAGACATATTAATCAAGTAACCTGTATCTAACAAATCCACTAACCTGTACAGCTCCAGAAGTTGTTATATTAAACGCACTTCCTTTTGTTAGGGTAATTACTCCGTTATAATTTTTCATTACATTGTCTAACACAACACCGGTTTGAGTCGTTAAAGGATAAGCTCCTCCGTAAGCGGTTGAGCCATCTTTTAAAGTTACGTTAGTTGTGCCTCCTGCCAAAAAATTAACGTGATCTATGACTATTGTTTTACCAGCCACTGCTGCAATAACTTCAGTTGTAGTAGCTGTTGAAATATCGATATTGGCTTTAAGCAAATTATCTCCCCACATATGAAAGGTGTCTCTTTTGGTGAACACCCAGACCGTTAAAAATAATTCTTATAGGCGGCGGTTTTTGGCTAGAACCGCCAAAACTAGAGAATGGTTTAAAGCCAACCAGCAGCAGCGTACAAAGCCACTCTATACTTTGTACCGTCAACAGCCGACACAATAACCGAACCGAGAACGGCGGCCGGAGTTGTGTTTGTAAGGTCAACAGAGGCACCACTGCCAGCGGTCGAATTGAAAGCAAGGAATTCCTCACTAACGTCATCCTGTTGCAGAGTAACAACCGCCTTAGCACCGGTTGTGCTGTCCTGAATAAACGTACCAACAGATCGTGTAGCCGCAGCCACATTGCTGGTAACGAGTAAAGGAGCAGCGTCCTTAGTGCTGTTATTAATGTTAACAACCACTGGGTTGTTTGTTGCTGTACCAGTAAAGGTAAACTCAGCAACGGCGTCAGTGTTAGCAGCAGGAGTTCCGTCATTGTCAACCAATAACATGCGACCACCACTAATAGCACCACTACCGTCAATCTGAACAGCGTGTACGTCAGTATTATCAACATCAACTAATATACCCTTGACATCCTTACCAACACCGTTAACCCAGATAGCACCTGGATCATTGGTGGCAGTAACACCAGTGAGATCAATCTCCTGAATAAATACGCTGGCTGCAGGGGTTGAGTCACACTCCAAACGGAGTAAAGATGAACCACTGGCCATGGCACCAGTAGCCTGATGAACCTCAATAACTGCCTTATTGTCAGCAATTACCGCGTCACTGTGGACATAAACCACAGAGTTAGCGGTTGGATCAGCGTCAATGTATAAGGCCTCGGCGGTAGCTACGCCACCAGCTTCGACTTTAATACCAACAGAAGCTGCGTCAGGTAAGAACTCAGCTAAAATTGCACCGGCGTCAGCAGCACCACTGAAGATAACGCGCAGAGCATTACCTCCAGAAGCTACCGCACCACCAGCATCAACCAACAAAACCGCGCTATCGGAAGCGATAACACCGGCCTTATTATCTACCGTCAACAATGTTGCTGTACCATCTTCAGATTCTATAATTGAGCCATCAGTATCGCTCAAATATAAATCACCAACAGTTACGACAATAGCATTAGTACCGGCTGCATTCCCAGCTATTGTTAACAGTCCATCCTCACCAACAGATAAAACAGTTGCGTCAGCAGTCTCATCCCAGCACTTCAAGTAATGACCGCCGTTTAATGTTCCTTCAGTAACCGACAAGTGCAATAACGTACCGGTTGTTAAGGTGTCGCAAACTACGTTTACTACACCTGTATCAGCGCCGTTTCCGGCTGTCGTTGCACCATCATTAGTGATGGACAGAGAGGCCGCGTTATCGTCATCGGTCAATGTGATTGAACCTTCACCTAACACCACATCACCAGCAGTAACGGTCAGTTTGTCTGATCCGGCTGTGCCAGCAATTGTTAAGGTGTGGGCGGCTTCAATCGTCATGTTTCCATCAAAGTTTGTAGCACCACCAATATCCAAGTGATTAGAAGCACCAACCCACTGAATTGTAGCGTCACTTGAAGCACCAAGCGTGATAGCCTCATCATCACCCATCACGATACCGGCAAAGACGGCTGCACCGGCAGCACTAACCGACCAGAGAGAACTCGTGCCAGTTACGTCGTTGCCACTACCTGAGTTGGCAATTAAAAGACAAGCCCCGGAGCTGCCAGCATCAGCAGTAATATTTAACACTGCTGTTGCTTCAGAAACACCGGCCAAAACAATAGCACCAGCATCAACAGTCACGGAACTACCATCGTCATAAGCGTCATTCATGTTGAATGAGCTAACCGAACCGGAAGAACCAAGAGTTGTTGAAGATGAACCGTCTTGGAAGATTAATTGACCGGAACTATTGACAAACAAAATTCGCTCGCCAGTAGTTACGGTCGGGCTGGTGGCTAACGCTTCAAAGCGTACAACATCTTTGATATTTAACCCCTTCAAAGGAGTTAATTGTCTACCATTATATGTAGCCATAAGTTTTTTAGAATGCGGCGGAAGTCTCTATATCGGAGACCTAACCCCCTCAAGCACAACCGCCGCTATAATTTATTTAACTGTTAGGTAGTTATCCTAGTTAGGCGTTAGCGCCAGTCGAACCGAAGACTCCGCGTGGGTCATTGTGACCGTAAGCAAAAGCCATCGAGGCGGTGTATTGAATCTCTTTTGTCTTGTACACAATCTGTTGCTCATCAAGCATGACAGGCTGAGACTCGAAATACTGTAATCCGTACTCATCGCCAATCATTGAAGAGTCAAAAGCGTGCCAGTTAGTGGACGAAGACAAATTGGTTGTTGAGGTTGCATCACCAGTACCAAGCAAGTATGGAGAGGCAATCAATTCAAACTGACCGACTGCTGAGCCATCGTTGCTGAATTCACCTGGGGTCTTGCCGGCCTTGATAGCACCCTGAATTTCTAATGCTCGAAAGTGAGCGGCGGAACCCTGCTTAACCAGCAAGCGGTTTGGGTTGCAAACCTGTGGCTTGCCTTTCGGCGTCTTGACGAGCGCAGCAACGCGGTGCAGTGCTTTCAAGGCGTCGTAATCAAGGTCCATGTTACTTGTAGTGCCATCAGACACCAAGTTGCTCCAGGCAGTACCGCCATCCTCACGAGTGTGAGAAGCATTTACCAACGCAACACCATCACCACCAGAAACAGTAACGCTGTAGTTACCGGAATCATCAGTGCGGGTGTAGCTGGTTAACCATGCGGCATCTAACTTTTCATGAAGCATTTCTTCGCGAGCGGTGAAACAAGCTTTCTTTAGCTCGTTCACTACACGCATTAAGTCGCGTTTTTTAATCCCGAACTTCCACATGTGCCAAGAAAATCCTAGAAGTTTACCGTACAATACTTGAGTGTACGTTTGGTCATAACCCTGCACCGGAGATTCAGACACAATGGTTGCTGACTCAACGACACGAGACGCTGAGCCCAGACCAGAGAGGCTGGAATCTTTCAGATACAAGTCTTCGACACCTGTAGTTACGTTATAAAATTTTGAATAAAACTGCTTGTCCTCGACCGTCGGCTTTAACCAGATTTTCTGGATAGCGACGTTTACGAGGTCTGCAGCTTGTCCGAGTGTTAATGGGCTAGCCATAAATTTCAGTTAGCTGACCTCTTATGTTGAGGTTGATTGTAAGCGAGTAAATTCACCAATGATCTTCTTATCACCGGCTGCACCCTTGAGACCAAGGCAGATAAATACTGCTGTGGCTCCGGTGGAGTCAGTTTCAGAGTTGTTAACGGTATCGTGGTCCGTAAGAACCATGCTTTCGTAAAGCTGTGTTGAAGCTGTGCTGTTTGCAACATCGGCCTCCCATAACTGACCCTGACAAACTGGGATCATTTTGATCTTGCTGTCAGAAGTAGTAATGGTTTCAGCAGCCACACCGACAATGGTGTGAATTGTTGAAGAAGATGTTGCGCGCTGCAGGACGTTGCCGTTTATATCAAGCAAATCACCAGCAGCAATAGCAGTTCCAGCCGTAACAGTGGCTTCGATAGTAAAGTTCTCAGGAAAACCACCAATAAGCTTGAAAGCCATATTGTTTTTTTAAGGTTATCCGAGTAATTCCTTCAGTTCATCCTCAGAAAAGCCCTTTAGATGTTTAACCCTAAGTTGATTCTTTGGATTAACTGATGTTTTACCCGCCTCGCCTCCAGTTGAACCTTTAGAAGAGCTTTTTAGCTTTTCTTTTTTGGCTTCTGTGGCTGCGCGAGTTTTCGTTGGAATTGAAACCTGCGGATTAAGAGCACTGTGAGCCATATCCAACACCTTACCGATCAGTGCTGGATTAGATGGAGCCTTAAAGAAGTTGTCAACGTATGATCGCAGTTTGTTCCAGTTTGTATCTTCCGGATCATTTTCAGGTAAATACTCTGGGTGAGCCGCCAACCATTCGTTCTGATACTGTTCAACCCTCTGTGTGTAGGTCATACCTTCAACATCAGATTGGCGAACATATCCTTTTGCCTTCAAGACCTTTTCAATTAATTGAACGTCTTGAGGACTAACATCTTCTAATAGGTTTTTCTCAGGTGTCTTATCGACAAAAACTTCTTTTTTTTGTCGTAATTCTCGCCTCTCTGCTCTAAGCTCAGTGATTTGCTTTAATAGCTTTTCACGCTCAGATTCAAGAGGCAATAAATCCACTGTTTTCGTTTCCTCTTCTACTTCCGCTTCAACCTCTGGTTTCTCCTCTGAAACCTCAGGTTCTTCGGTAGTAGTTTCCACTTCTTCTTCGTCGGCGGAAGACTCCGACAGGTCTTCGGTGACCTCTTCTTCCGTTTCCGGAAGGTCTTTTACTTCCATTACCTCAGCATCCTGTTTAGGACGCATGTCTATCACTGTCATATTGTAATCTTTTTTTACTTCCTTTTAACGCCATGAAGTGGGCGAGAGACTATAAAACCTCCAGTGATTGGAGGCTTTGTAGTGATCCTCTGAACCAGCGAAAACAACGACGAAAACACCAGACCAGAGAATCATTATAAAGTCTCCAACCAGTCGTTGTTTTAGATTGTTAATTAAAGTTGGATTTCTAATTGTTCAAAAATATCAATGATCGGTTTGGCATTGTTCAATGCAAATGCCTTCTCTTCATTTTTCTTATTTAGTATCTTCACCAATACATCAGTCTGATCATCACTCATTTCAAAATCTTGCTCTGTATCAATCTCATTACCATCGGCATCAGCTGTCTCCCACTTCCATGCTCCATCTTCAATGCGTAAGTTCAATTTTTTTTGCTCCTCAAGCTTTATACCAAGCTTATCTACAATCTTCAGCATCTGATTAAGTTCTGATAGATTATGTCCACTCTGCTCACTGTTCAACACACCCATCAAAACAACGCGATGTATTACTGATAATTTTAATGTCTTCATATTTAGTTTAATGGTTTAAAATCTGGGTAATTTTTTTTAATGTTTCCTGCTATTCGTGAACACCACACTTCTACATCGGCCAAAGCTGAAGTTCGTCTGATTAAGCCGGTGCTAAGGTCTTTGCCTGTTCTGTCGCCTACTCGTCTGTCTAAGTGATCGGGTAGCCAGACTGTCATCATAAAGTTACCGTCAGCCACATCTTTTATCTCCATAGTGAAGTCAGTACCTAACAGTCTGTTCTTTGCTTCAACCCATTTCTGTGGAAGCGGTATCGAGTCAGTACCTTCAGCCTCTATTTCTTTTTCAATATCTCTGACTGGTGTTTTGGTTGGAGCGGGTGTTTCAGCTGCAATTCTCTGACCTTCCTCAATTATTGTAGACATATTTACAACCAACTCAGTAATCTTTTCAAGACTAGACTCAAGATTAGTAATTCTTTTATCAGTCTCAACTATCTGCGGGTCTACAACCTTAGCCACCTGGATACTTTCCTCAATTTTACTTTTTGGAATTCCTTTCGGCATAGTTATTTTATAAAGTTCTTAATTTTACGTTGATTCTTTACATTGCCACTAAACACTTCTTCTGCGTCTGGTATTTCATCAATCCAAGGGGCTACAACTTCCACTGTTTCACCCTTCCTATAATCCTTTGATGCTGGAAACTGAAATCTCAACAATCTCTCCATGCGTCTAACATTTGTTACTTTTGCAGGCATTAGTCTTTTCTGATCGTCAGCACTACCAATAACTAGCATTAGTGACAAAAGCTCGTCTCGATAAATATCAAACTCCTTATCTCCGACTCGAAACCGCAATATTTTGCAGTCACCGACCTTTTCGTTAAAGTTTATTTCAACTTCAACCGAGTCTCCTTCAAGTGTTTTAAGTTGTAAAATCCTATGCTCATCTAACATATTTTAGCGATAACGTCTTGCTCTCGTATGATTAGAAACGTCTCGTCTCCAATTTTTATTTCTTGTCCTGCCAGCTCCTGAAAACATATTATGTCATCTACAGCTAGCGGGGCATGAACACTGTCACCTAGAGCCTTAATAACACCTCGTGGCTTCTTTGTTTGTAGATCATCAGATACTATAATTGCTTTTACTTCTGCTTTTTCTTGTTCAACTAGTATCCGTGCTCCTATTGGTATTAAGTTACTCATTGGATATTCGCTCAATTTCTTTAATATACTGATCTATTCCGTGAATCATTCCATCACGGGTCAAAGAGTTTTTAAGGTACTGGAACTGTGTTTCACCTGTTGGCAGTTCTTTATATAACTGCGCAATCATTTCAAATGCTATCTTCTTCAATAGTGCAAACTCACGACTTCTGTACAACGATTTTATTTGTGCGACTTCGTTGGTATTCATTAGTCTCTCAAGTTAATCAAATCACCTATCTGTGTGGCTCTACTAACACTGTCTCTTGGCGCAATAGGTTCAAACTCCTGCTGTTCCATCGGCTGTTGTGTCATCTCTGTCTGTGGTGCTTCAACCGGCCGTGCCTCACCACCCATCAATTTTGCATTTTGGGCAGACTTGGAACTTACAAACAGCGGTTGAGACATTTCAATCCCTGCATATTTCTTCAATATCTCTGCTTGTGCTTGTGGCGGCAAGTTATCGACGTCAACGCTAAAGTTTAGTCTGGGCTGTTCCGGAGATGGTTCTTTGGTCGGTTGATTAGCGGACTCCATCAATGCCATTAATTCCTTTTCATTCATCCAATGTTTAACGTCCTGATCATAGGCTTTAACAATCATCTTAATTGGTGGCATTAATATCGGTATAAACTGCGGTGTTGCAAGCATGGTCTGTATGGCTGGGTAAACCAAGTTGAACATGTCTAATTTTTGCCTACGTTGTAGCTCCTTGCTGGGTGCAAGCACAGACTGTGGCTTAATTCTGATAATACCCTTCCAATCAAGTCGTTTAGTTGGTAAATCAACACCAAAACGGTAAAATTTATTTTTTTCTGATTCTATTAGTTCTCCGCTCTCATCTTTTTCTATGCCCAACGATGCTTCTCGATAAACGTTAGCGAATTTTCTGGTCTGCCCACCGTCTCCGTCCTCACTAGGCACTTCTTCATTGAAAAACAACTCTTGATCCTTACTTGGTTGATTCAACTCAAAAACATATTTAGCAATTGTCTGTTCATCTACACCCATTTCATTTAAAGCTAGTATCAACTGATCAGGATCAGTATACTCAAGTATTTCTGGTGTTGATAGTATCTGCTTCTGCCAGCTAAGTGTGACGTAGGCTTCATTCTGCAAGGCATCAAGTATGTAATCCAGTGGTGTCTTCATGCGCTCTAAGGCCGCTTCTTTTGCTTGCACATCTTGACCTAATGTTTTACTGCCAGAGCCTGTAGCGGTCAGCTGTGGTGTTACACCAGAAATCGAGTCCTTGCGATCTTGCATAAACATCAAACCAGACCAACTTTCACGCCCTGGACCAGGAATATCTAAAAATTTAACGGCTTGCGGATCAGCTACTTGACGACCTTCACCAGGGACAATCTCCAGCATTCCGTTTTCACCCAGAACATTTGTACCCTTGTAAAAAAACATTTTATAAATTGATAGCACCAACTGATCCATCGTCATGTTTAGTAAGCGATCATATAAAATGCTGTCATTTCTAATGATTTCGTAGATACCGATACCGGGCAAACACCTGTCGTCGCGTAACGTCCAAGGTGAAAAACTAAGACTCAAGTTACCGTCGTCGTTTGGTAACGGAGAGTAATACAACAAAATATTAGACGATGGAATAATTATGGCATAAATATCACTGACATAATTTTCATAGAAACCAACCGTTATCATGTCTTCACCTATGTCATTATTACTTTCGCTGTCGCTCTTATCTGACTGCGTATTCATTCCAGGTCTAACTAACGAGCTGTTAATGTAATCACCAAACTCTAGTTTAAATCTTTCATAGCTATAGTTTTCTTCGTGATACCAGTCTTCAAGCGAAAGTGTGTCACCGACTCTAGTTCCTTCATTCCACCAAACCGTCCAAGGGTTAAGAGACTTGCGGCACAGATCGTTATATTTAACTAATCGGCGCTCTTCAAACTTGTCTCTGTCCGGCTCACCAGGAAAATACTCAATACGAATTTTTTTCTTTATCTCAATGATCTTAGGATAGGTCTTCATGAAACCAATCCCGTATTTAGCCATGTTAAATATAAAATTTTTAAGCTGTTGCTTAGCACCGCTAACCTCCCAGCTATGCTTCCAGTTTTCATAGGCCAGTAACGTGTTGGCCTCATACTTCTTACTGTCTGGTAGAAACACCGCTTCCGGATTCTCATCTACCAAAATAGACATTGCTGTATTCAATTTAACGTAAAAGTCAGGACTAGCAATATTACTCTGCCAATCACCTGCATCACCAACTTTAATCAGCCGACTACGCAAACCTTCTTCATCATCACTTTCAAGTCGTTTACGCTGACTTAGCTGTAGTTCATGTGGCATGTACTCCCTATCGGCCTCACGCCATATATCCTCAATGCTTTTATTTGCCCCTAAAATTGACTGCTTACGAAACTCCTTCATTCGATCAATTCTTTTTTTGACAAACTCTAAAGTTTCTTTTTCAGCCTTGTTTGGCTGATAAGACTTCTCGCTCTTGTCTTCTTCGGGAATATTAACTTTTGGCATAAATTAAACCGCTATCGTCTTGTATAAAATTTATTCAAATTGAATGGTGTTAACCTGTTTTTAGTCTTCATCTGTTTGATGCGCTCCTCAATAACAGTCATAGGTTCAGGTGTCTTGCTTTCATAAAGTGTTTGTAGTCCGTAACTAATAGCATCTGCGGCATGATCTTCACCTTTTGTGTCTAAGTCTTCTATTTTTCTGGGATCATGTATTAGAGCGGGAATAGTCTTTATTGCATTATAACAAGTTTTAAAAAATAACATTTTAGGACCAGATTCATCACCTCTCAAATACTCATGAAATAAGTTCCAGCCCGCTAAACGACTCTTTGGAGCCGGCTCCGCATATACACCGTTGGCTAAATAAATATCAGCTATTGTCTCCCCTGTACCCGTCCTTGCGAAGCAAGATGAGTCTATGACTGTAAACGCATGTTCTTCGCCTAAACTCATCTCAGCAATAGCTTGTGCGTTCAAGTCCGCATCAACACCAGCTTTATAATATTCCCTGTACCAGTAAATACGTCCATCATAGTCAACCGCACCCCAGTAACAGGCGGTTGCCGCTGTTCGCCCGTGATCAATACATCTAAAACGCTTCCAAGTTTCCGGTATGGGGAATGGCTCAACTACATGTCTATCATCACGCCACTCATTAAAATATTGTCCTTCTATCAAATCCCATGACCCCTCTAAATAAGCCTTGCGTAATTCTTCAGGTAAGCCTTCAAGGCTTTTAACGTAAGAAGCTGACAAAAACGGATTATCTTTTGCAAAGGCCTGTATAAAATGAAACTGATCTGGTTCAGGTTCGTTATCTTCAAACTCATTGTCAACCCACAGCTTCTTTACCCAGTTATGACCGATGCCGCCTGGATTAGTTCCGGCTATAAATAACGTCCGTTCAATTCCCGGCCAACGAATAATTGATCTCAGCTGGTCAAAAACTTTCTTATCATTTTTTGTTAACTCATCTACTGCCGCCGCGGCAAACTCAGAGCTGGCATATTTACTTGGATCGTCTAGGTTTCGCAATGCAATTACACCACTGCCGTAAGGCTTGTGAAGTTTAAAACTCATGCCTTCAATGTTGCTTTCGCTCAGTTTACCTAGCCAAGCTGGAAACTCAGTTTGTATTTTTGTTATCTGTCTATCTTTCAATGTTGGAAAGTTCTCACAAAACATTGCAACACGAACATTTTTATGTCCTTCTTTTGCCCATTTAAGAAGTAACTTGATCAACGCCCAACGAAGAATATAGCTTTTGCCACCACCTTTAGCTCCGCCATATAAAACGTATTTATATTTATCAATTGCTGTTAAAAATTCTTTCTGCTTCTCGTTCGGATTGATCAAGTTGCTTAATTTTATTTCGTTGGTAGTTAACATCTTGTTTGCCACACATTGGACACCTTCCGTAGACCATTGAATAGGTCACGAATAAGCATTTAGGACATTGCCTTGTTTCTGGATGAGGCCGGTGCACAAAGTTTGACTGTTTAGACATCAATTAAAAGTTTGATTTCGCCTGTCAATTCAGATGACTCTTCAGGCCTACCAAAAGCACGTTCAGTTGCTGTGCGCCAGGCATTGATATCCGGTGCTTTAGTATAACCCTTAATTTTTTTGCCATCTTTTTCAACAATGATGTAAGCACCTAGTGCTGAATTTCTAACTGCACTAATCCACTCTTCAGCTTCAGCTGTTATTTTTGCAGCCAGAACATCTCTGAACTTCTGTTTAGCGATTGTGCTTCCTTTTTTAGGTCTTCCAGGACCAGGCCTCTTACCAGGGATTCCCATATATTTTTTAATTAATAAGGCAAAATAACCACTTAAGCTTAAAGCGGCTATCAATCCTCCTTTTTTGCAGTCAGCAAATACATAATTAATGTGACTGCTAGCTCACCAATGTGTAGTTTTTACACTAACCCATTAGTGAGCCAGTCTTACATCTTCAGAAAAGGGCAGAAAACAGTCCCAAAGATATAATTTTATTGTAAACCTTCCCCCTTTTCTAGCTGATACCCAAGTAATTTAATATTCACGCAATACCCAGCCAAGGCCGAGTGATCCGTTGCATCAATTACATGCTTTTCGTGGATACCAGCCAGAACGGATGAAAATCTACTATAAAATATTATAACACATTTATATGTAAAGTCAAATCAATCTGCAAGTTTTTCATTTTTCAAATTGTAATGATAAAACGAATCAAATTGTTCGCCTGTAATTGTCACTTTCCGTTTGAAATCAGGTGTTCGCATAACCCACATTGCCAGTATCTTATCCAAGCCATCAACATACATTCTTGTACCAATCTTTAACCCAAAGCGACCCTTTCCCGTTTCAAATACCAATGTATCATTAGCAATTTCAACTAGTGGTATTTTTTCTTTAGGCGAGTCAATCAAATAAATTTTAGCCGCCAAAAAACGGCTGTAGTTCCACTCTTTGAAGTAAGGATCGTAAGAGTCAAAAATTTTAAATCTATCGCCTAAATCCTTAACCACTACGACACTGTGATAATTATCACAAGCCACAACAGGGGCATATCGTAAAGCGTCGCGGATCAATTCATGT